CAACTGAATAACTAGACAAACCATCATATGTAATTTCAGAAATAATTTCACATTTATTAACATCAAAATGGTTTGAAATCATTTCATATATATCTTGAGAATCAGAATCAATATTTTGTTTATTAATATAATCATACAAAGTTTTATCTTTTGTAACTTTTTTGTTGAGAGAAATAATATTATAAATTGTTTGAGATAACATAGAAAGGTCTTTTGGTGTTATTTTTTTAATAATTAATTTTCTTATTAATTTTTCAACATCTTTTGTGTTGTATAATCCCTTTCTATATTCCTCCCATGAATTATCTGAAAGCAGATGTTCTGTTATGTTATAACATTTATTTAAAATTTCTTCATTTTTAATTGGATTTAATAAATCATAATAAAATTTTCGTTTCCCCATATTTGTTACACAATTGTTTAAAAATGAACTAACTGATGCTAATTTTCCTTTATATCGGTTATCATTAATAATATTTAATTGATTTAAAGAATGATTGGCTAATACCAATCTATCCGCACAATTTTCAAAAATAGGAGGTGTTATTTTATTAACTAAATTCGGATTATGTCGTTTGATAAAATCAAGTAGAAAACAAAATGATTGTGTAGCAATTGTATAATTTTGATAATTTTCAAAAAAGATTTCATCATTCATATTATCAAAAAATGAATTAATGATTTCGCTTTGGTATATTTGTTTTTCACATTTTTCTGCCATTTTAATAAATTCTAAATCACGATTCATATGTTGGTCTTCATTTAAATTTACTTTAACAATTGAAGTTGATTGTATATTTGTAAATTGTATAATATCATGAATAATATCATCATTTAAATTATGAATTATAATAATTTCACTTGGTCTGTATATAGAAATAAATCGTTCAAGGTCATCATATGTAGATGGGTCATGTGTATAAGCATTGGTGATTTCAAACATAGATGTTTTTCCTGTAAATATATCAATATTTGATAATCCAATTATAATCTTTTCAAGGTGTTTTCCAAATGCTGGAATATGATTTAACCAAATACATGTTGTATTGTTTGATAAATTATCTGATTCATTTGACCAGTATGTTCCAGGAGAGATTATTTGTGATAATTTCCTGATAAATCCTTTTCCTTCTGCTTCTTGTTCATAAACAATGGCAGTAAATCCTAATTCGTGAATTTTTTTAATATATTTATTGATTAATTCAACTTTAAAACCTGCCATCATAACTTTATAATCTTTATATTGTTGAATAGGAACTGATTTATTTGTTTGGGCAATTTTCAAATCACATTGATTCGAAATTTCTACTATTTTACTTCCGATAATATTTCCTGTTTGGTCTTGAAGTCCCCACATTTCAAAAAACGAACCATTTTGATATAAAACAATAATATTCTCTCCTCTCTCACGATTCCATTGTTCTGTTAAGGTTAAATAATCTTTCACAATTGACATTATATATTAACGTATATATGAATATATAATGTTACAATATCTTTATATGTTATAATCAAAGTCTTTAAGTCCTTTAAGATTTGTTTTCGAATATTATTTTATATTCTCTTTTTTAACGCATCTTCCATTCGCATTTCTTTCTTTACCCGGTTTACAAGGAGGTTTTACTTTTAATGATTTATTCTTGATATTCGAAATTGGTTTTGACTTTTTCTCTGTTTGTTTTTTAACGCATCTTCCATTCGCATTTCTTTCTTTACCAGGTTTACATGGTGGTTTTACTTTCATTGTTTTTTCTTTTGAAATTGGCTTTGACTTTTTCTCTGTTTGTATTTTAACGCATCTTCCATTCGCATTTCTTTCTTTACCAGGTTTACAGGGTGGTTTTACTTTCATTGTTTTTTCTTTTGAAATTGGCTTTGACTTTTTCTCTGTTTGTTTTTTAACGCATCTTCCATTCGCATTTCTTTCTTTACCAGGTTTACATGGTGGTTTTACTTTTAATGATTTATTCTTTATGCTTGAAATTGGTTTTGATTGTACTTTAAGTGGTGTAGAAACTTTTGAAATTTTAGCATTAGAAAGATTCATAACTAAAGCTTCAGATGGTTTATTTATAGTTACAGGAGTAAAAGCATTTAAATACTCTTTATTGAGTCTCATTTTATAAAGAACATTTTCTTTTAATTCACATTTTATTATTTTTTCCTTAATTCTTCTTTTTTTGTCAAGCATCCTTTCACGTTCTTTTCTTAATTTAAAAAACTTTTTAATATTTTCATTTGATATATATAGCTCTTCAACTGTTAAATCGGGTTTCTCGTATAATTCAATTTCTATATCAAATAACTCATCTAATATTTCATTCACAGCTATAACGTCTCTGCTTTTAAATCCACTTTTAGACAATTTTTTAATATAATTATCAAAAGTTGTAATTTCTGCTATATATCTACCAAAATATTTAGCCATTTTTTCATAGAAAAAATAAACATACCCTCTAGCTATATCTCTCATATACACTCCTGGTGGTTTGATATTATAAATAATATCTGTTAATTGTTTAAAGTTAAGTTCAGGATTTAACAGTGATAATTCAGCAAAAAACATACTCCATATAACACAATATCCAGAACCTTCAAATTTCTTTTTTGGTTGAGCTTCTATATGTTCTTCTTGATATTGAACACCTATTTCATGACAACTTTCTTCAACTGGACTATATCGTATTGGTTTATCAATTAACTTATTTATTTCATTTACAAAATATTCAATCGACTCGTCTACAAAAGATGATTTAATGACCTTTTGACCATATGGTTCAAAACGTTCTATAATACGTGGTTCCCGTTTAAATAAAAGAAAATTAGCATGTCCGCTAGTAGGAGAAGTACTGTATCTTAATGGTATTATTATCATATCCGAACCTTTATCATAACATTTTTTAAATTGAGAAGCTTGTTTTTGTAATGTATACATTGAATTGTAATCTAGCCTTCTTTCTAAATCTATACCTAAATAGTCCTCTGAATATAATCTACAACTATGTTTGTATTTTTTGAAAAGATATATATAAAAAAAACGATAAATCACAGGATATCCTATCCAATCTAAAACTTTTCCGCGTTTCTTTTCCAAAACTTCATCTACTTTTTTTTTAACAATTCCTTTTATTTGAATTGGAACAGGTAAACTAATTTGTTCTGCCATAAATTATTATATATTATAATAATAATTTAAAAAATATCTTGTTTAGTATTGAAAAAATTATGAATTAAATTTTGATTATTTTCATTAATAATATCACCTGATAGAATTGATTGTTCGTAAATTTCTCTCAATACATCATTTGGAGCAAGTGTTCCAGCCTTTATAAGATTCTTTTGATGAAGATAATCTTTAACTTCTAATATGGGTTTTTTCTTTAACTTTGATAATTCATATTTAACTTTTTTCCTTGTGTGATTATTTTTTATAAGAACATGAATATTTTTTCCTTTTTTACCAAGATTATATTTTATTGTTTTATACTTTTTAGTAATCTTTTTTTTGATTGGTTTTGGTTCATTTATAACTACTTGTTTATTTGGCATATTCGTCGGATATTTATGTGTTTTGTTCCATTCTCTAAATGTTGGTTTATTACTTCCTTTTAAATTGCTATACGGAGGGGGTGTTTTCAAGGTCATTCTATGATTATTTATATTTATACTGTTCACAGTATTAGAAATAGTTGATATTGATGTATTCGATTTTTTATTATGTTTTTGTTTACCACCTGATAATATATTTGATTGTGTATTTTTTACATTATCTTTATTTGATGATGTAGTTTCAGTATCATCAAATGATAAATTATCGATTTGAATAGGTTCTATATCTAATGTAGGTTGAATGATTTGAACTGGTGAAGGTGAAGGAGAATAAATTGTTTCGGTAGATAATGATGGTACATTTAACTCAATTGGTTCAGTTCTTACATTTTGTTGAATTGGTTGAATATGTGTTTGATTTAATATTGGTTTTGAAGTTGGTTGTTCTGTTTGAATTTTAATCATTGGTTTTATATGATGATTAATTTGATTTAATTGTAATTGACTATTTTGGGATTGAATGAAATCATTATTATTTGTTATTATATTTGGTATTATATTTGGCATTGTATTATTTGTATGTATGGTATTAACATTTGGAATTTCTATAAGAGTTTCTGGTAAATCAATATTCACAATTGGTTCTTGATTTCTTATATGCTGTTTTTTTAATGTTTTTTTTTGCTTATCATGTTTATTTTTATGCTTATTTGATAACTCTTGTAAAAAATTTAAAGATTTATTAAATTCACTTTCAAATCCATCTTCTTTATTTTCTTCGGATGTTATTTTTTTTTCATTTTTTTTATTCTCTTCATTCTTTTTTTGATAATCTTTAATTTTTGCTAAAAGAGCTTTTCTTACTGAATTCGCACTCTTCACTTCAGTCGGTTTTTTTTTCTTTTCTTTTAATGTTTTTGAATGGTTATTTTGTTTTAATGAAAAAAAATCAGGATTAATATTAAGAACTTTTGTTGGGGCCATGATTATATTATTTCATAATTAAAAAATATTATTAAAATACTTAATTTATTATTTAAAAATAAACTTAAACTTAATCATCTAATTATATTACTTTCTAATATGATTAAAAATATAAACAGTTTATACAATCATTATTCTTTGGCTTTGAAAACATATAGACCTGTTGCTGTATACAAAGAAAATGCTGTAATAAAAAGAATTCAATTCTGGAATGAAATATTACCTTATGTGAATCCATATTATGCTGTTAAATCGTTTTCACATAACTCTATATTGTATACAATGTGCCGTCATAATATTGGATTTGATGTAGCTAGTAGCGGAGAAATAGATAAAGTAAAACGTTTTAATAAACCTATTATTTTGTCTCATCCTATTAAACCAATTGATGATATCATTCATGCTAGAGAGAATAACATTGAATATATTGTATGCGATAATTTATGTGAATTATTAAAAGTCAAACATGTTTATCCATCTTCAAAAATTATTTGGAGAATAAAGTCTGTTGAAAAATATTCACTTATAAAATTTAATACAAAGTTTGGAGCTACAATTGATGAAACCAATTATGTACTATCAAATAAAAATAAAAATAAAAATTTTAATATAGTAGGTATATCTTTTCATGTTGGTTCAAAATGTTCTAATATGTTGGCGTTTAAAGAAACATTGGCTTTAATTTACAGTCATATTTACCCAGAGTTTAAAAAACATGGTA